CACTTTGAAACAGTGCGATCTGTTATGGGGTCACTCATTAGCAGCGGCAACGCAACTGACCTGAAATCAGCTTATGACATGGCAGTCTATGCCAATCCAGAACTGAGACAGGCAGAATTAGAGCGCGTTGCAGCAAAGCAATCACAGGCCAAGGTGAAAACCGAAGCCGTGCAAAAAGCTAAAAAAGCACAACGGTCAAAAGTCAGAGGCAGTGCAACCCCAGCCGCGCAAGCGCTCCCCGCCAATGCGTCTATTCGTGACACAATTAATGCGTCAATCAGACAACTTGAAAATGGAAGGAATTAGCGATGGCTAGTCCAAACCTTTCAGAAATCGTCACCACAACCCTGAGAAACAGGTCAAAGACGCTTTCTGACAATGTGAGCAACCACAACGCTTTGTTGCGGCGCTTGCGCGAGAATGGCAATCAAACATCCGTAACAGGGCGTGATATTGTCCGTGAACTTGAATATGCCGATAATGGAACTGTGCAGTTCTATAGCGGTTATGAAACACTTGATGTTTCACCATCTGATGTACTGTCAGCCGCTGTTTTTGATTACAAGCAGCTTGCTGGTAACGTCACAATCTCTGGTCTTGAGCAAGTCAAAAACTCAGGCACAGAGGCCATTATCAATCTTCTTGAGGCACGCATCAACGTGCTTGAAAAGTCATTGATGAATAGCTTGTCAACCTCGCTTTACAGCGATGGCACAGGCACATCAGGCAAAGAGGTTGGCGGCTTGCAGCTTATTGTGGCTGATGCTGGAACAGGAACAGTTGGCGGGATTAACTCATCAACATTCACGTTTTGGCAAAACGCACAAACTACTGCAACATCAAGTGCTTTCTCAGTCGCTAACGTACAATCAGATATGAACACTATCTATCTGTCGCTTGTTCGTGGTGCTGACAGCCCTGATCTTGTCATGGCTGGCACTAACGCATACACCGCATTTTTGGGCAGCTTGCAGGCTATCCAGCGTATTACCAGTGATGATCTGGCAAACTCTGGATTCACCTCATTGCAGTATCTAAACAGCGATGTGGTCTTTGATTCAGCTTGTAACACCAACCGCATGTATTTCTTGAATACTGACTATCTCCGTTTGGAAGTAGCCGCTGCAAGGGATTTCGTGCCGGGTGAAGCAAAAATGTCCGTTAACCAAGACGCTATGGTGACACCAATGTTCTGGTCAGGAAATCTGACCTGTTCAAACCGTGCGCTCCAAGGCGTGATCCACACATAGGAGGCTTATAGTATGTCTATAGCACCAGTAATGGGGATTGACCCCACAGCCGTTGCTGACACACCTGAATTCCAGTTGGGTCAACTCGGCGCAATCGTCAACGACACAAGCGGCACACGCATCTACAAGTATCTGCAATATGATACTGGTAGCGCAGGCGCGGCAGCAGTCGCTGGTGAAGTCGCGTATTATTACACATTAGATGGCTATAAAAACTTTCAAGTTACTAGCGATCTATCCGATTCAGTTGAAATCGGTGCGGGTGTAATTCAGGCGGTAATGACTGATGGGCAGTATGGTTGGTTCCAGGTGACTGGAGTTGCAACCCTGACCATTGCTTTGACAGCAGGCGCTGATGGCGATCCGTTGACCCCAACAGGGTCAGCAGACGGCACGCTTGATGTATCAGCAGCAGCAACGGATAACGTCTGTGCGATTGCCGGGGATATTTCAGATAAGGAAATTATCTGCACATTCCCACTATAAATATCATTTGGGGCAGGGGAAACCTTGCCCCTTTTTACAATACAATCGGGAGGATTGAATGAGCGAAAAAGGTGTATTTTTTGAACGTGAGCTAAACGGCGTAATGAAGGATTTTTGCCGTATTGAAATTGCTGGTGTGCGCGATGTCTGGGAAGGCCCAGCGCGGCCAGAGGATATACAGCGTTTTCCTGATAGCTGGGCTGCTTACAAAAGCAAAAAAAAGAAGCCAAAGAAAAAAGGCACTGCCTTACAAGATTTACCCGGCATGACTGAGCCGCGCCGTTGTGAGCTTGAACTGCACGACATTGAAACAGTCGAGGATTTAGCAGCAGCGCAGGAAACAACGCTGCGTGCCATTGGTGAGCCGTATGTTGAGTTGGCAAAGATTGCCACCCTGCAAGTTGAGGCCAGCAAGCAAAAAGAGGATTTAGTTGTTGAGGTGGCCGTTGCGGCTCAGACCTTGGCTGAACCGCAAGAGGTGAAAAATGAGCCTGCTAACAATAGCACAAGCAGTTAGCGACTTTGTAGGGTTTGAGCGCCCGACAACGGTTGCTGGCAATACTGATCCAATTGCGCGGCAGCTTTTGGTTATGATTAACCGCGAAGGCGCTCAACTGATGCGGGCCAATAACTGGCCGATTTTGATGAAGGAACACACCTTTAGCACGGTCAACGGCACGCAGAACTATGCGCTGCCGACTGACTTTGATCGGTTTGTATCAGGCACGGCTTATAACCGCACAGATTTAGATGCAATGGTTGGCCCGATCACACCGCAAACATACCAGGCTGACCGCTTTGGCACAGTCACTGGCGGCATCGTCCAGCGCTTTCGTTTAAAGGCTGCAAGCAATGCTTTACGCTTTGATATCACACCGACACCTGACAGCGCAGAAACTGTTGGCTTTGAATATGTATCCGGCCACTGGAATCAGACCAGCGGCGGCACATCACAGGCCGCTATGGCGGCTGATAGCGATGTTGGGATACTTGACGAAACATTAATGGAAATGGGCGTTACATGGCGGTTTAAGCAGTCGCACGGCCTGATCTATGATGAGGATTTCCGGCAGTATCAAATGGAACTTAGGCAGGCCATCAGCCGTGCAGGCGGTGCGCCAATTCTGACACTTGACGATCACAGGCGCTATTTGGTCAGCCCATATAGCTACAACCTTCCAGATTCAGGATATGGACTTTAATGCTACAAGCAGCTAGATCAGCAAACCAGTACCGCGTAAAAGCGGCATCTGTGCCAGCCCCTGTGGGCGGCCTGAACAGCCGTGACAGCATTGATGCCATGCCGCCTACTGATGCGCTGATATTAAGCAATTTCTTTCCGACAACCGGCAAGATTACGTTGCGCGATGGTTACACGCAGTTCTGTACTGGCATTGGCACTGGTGATGTAGAAACGCTAATAGAGCATAGCGCAGGCTCAAACAGGCAGTTGCTGGCGATTGGCAGCAATGGCACGTTATATCAAATTGATAGTGGAACAGCCGTCAGTAAGAAAACCGGCCTTGCCAATGGCCGTGCAGAGCATATCGAGTTTAACAATTTATCTATCATTGTGCCGTCTGGCGCAAATGTTCCGTTTAGCTGGAATGGCTCTAGCGCTTCTGATTTGTCAATCACACTATCAGACAGTGTAAATCCAAACACACTGACCGGCGTACACGCACACAAAAACCGCGTTTACTACTGGACAGGCACAAGTCAGAATTTTTATCACAGTGCGTCTGTTGATACGTTTCAGGGCAATTTTACCAAGTTTCCTGTTGGTCTAGTCGGCACCTACGGCGGTAACATCATAATGATCAACAGCCTGTCGATTGACGGCGGTGAGGGCGTTGATGATTTGCTTTGCATTATTATGTCATCAGGCGAGGTGCTTATTTATAGCGGCTCTAACCCTTCTAGTGATTTTGCGCTGGTTGGCTCGTTCCGTTTAGCAGAGCCGGTTCAAGAAAAACGCGCAATCGCCAAGCTGGGCGGTGATGTTGTTATAATGACCAAAGAGGGTTATCTGCCGCTATCACAAGTGGTTAGGCAAGACCTTGTTGGCAATAAGGCAGCAGCTATATCAGAGAAAATCAGAGGCACGGTGATTGCCCAGGTTGCAGAAACAGGCACAAGTCAGGGCTGGCAAATATTTGTAAGCCCAGATGGCGATAAAGTTTATTTTAATTATCCAACCGGCAACAGCAACGATCTATATAATCAGCATGTTTTTAACCCAATCATTAGGGCTTGGTGCATTTTTCAAAATCTGCCCGCCGTTGTTTGGGGCCAGTTCAACGGTGATACATATTTTGGAAGCGCTGACGGCAAGGTTTTTAAAGTAGGCGGCAACGCTGACATTGATCAAAACATCGTTGGTGATTTGGCAACTAGCTATAATTATTTTGGTGATCGCGGCGGGGTGAAGCGCTTTAGCTCTGTGCAGCCAATGCTTGAAGGCGAAACCGATGTGGCTTTTGACTTTGGGGTTGGGGTTGACCAAGCGCCTGTTTCTGGAATCGCAGTCGCAACAACAACATTTGCAAGCAATATGGCAAGCTGGGATATAGCCACTTGGGATGATTTCTTTTGGGCTGACGCAGTAGGGGTTGGCATAACCAAGCGCCGCAAGGCGGTCAACAAATTTGGCTTTAGCGCAGCGCTACGCATCAAAGTGGCTACCGATAGCCAGACAGTTAGCTTTATTTCAGCACATTACACATTTGCACCAGG